CTGCGCTTGCTGCGCCACAGGAGAACCATACTGCAATTACGTCACCTTCTTTGGGGGCGTTATCTGTCCCCCACCCCCTAGGCACCCATTCATAGGCACCCTCGAAAAAAATGGAAAAAAATCGGCTGAGACAGATACAAGCTAAGTTCGAGTTCTTCCGTGGACTATATGCCGCGACAGGCTATAAGCCCCTATGGGCCGAGCGAATGTTCTGGGAATGGGTTAAGGAGGTTTACGGTGACAGATAACGCCCCCAAAGAAGGTGACGTAATTGCAGTATGGTTCTCCTGTGGCGCAGCAAGCGCAGTAGCTGCCAAGAAGACCATCGAGAAGTATGGGAACCTGTGCCAAGTGAGGGTCATCAATAACCCCGTAGCCGAGGAAGACCCCGATAACGTCCGGTTCCTGAAGGATGTCGAGAAGTGGCTTGGCGTCCCGATTGAGTTCGCAGTCAACCCCAAGTACCCGAATTGCTCTGCTGTGGAGGTCTGGGACAGGCGAAACTTTATGTCTGGGCCTCTGGGTGCGCCCTGCACGATGGAGCTTAAAAAAGCGGCCCGTCAGCACTGGGAAAAGGAAAACAAGGCCGATTGGCACGTCCTCGGCTTTACGGCAGAGGAAAAGCATCGTTACGATAGGTTTGTCCTATCTGAGCGGGAGAATGTCCTCCCCATCCTGATCGAGGCCAATACTTCAAAACAAGACTGCTTCAAGATCGTCATGGACGCTGGGATAGAACTGCCCAACGTGTACAAGATGGGATACCCCAACGCCAACTGCATTGGGTGCGTCAAGGCCGGATCGGCCACTTACTGGAACCATGTGAGGAAGAATCACCCATCTGTGTTCGAAGACAGGGCTACGCAGTCTCGCCGGATTGGGGCCAAGCTGGCATACCACAAAGGCAAGCGCGTCTTCCTTGATGAGCTTCCTGCCGATGCCAAGGGAAACAAGATGAAGAATATGAGCTTCGAGTGCGGAATCTTCTGCGAGGAACGTAAATGACCCAAAATGAGAAAATTTCGAATGGCACCTCTGGGCCTACAGATAGTATCCAAGAGATGTTGCAGGGTATTATCGAGGCTTATTCGAATGACGCAGTAGGTTTCGTTAAGGATGTGCTGGGGGCCGAACCAGACGAATGGCAGGTAGAGTTCTTAACTGCCGTGCAGGATAAGCAGCGGCGTATCTCCATCAGGGCAGGACACGGGGTAGGGAAGTCTACTGGTTGCGCGTGGGTGGCTATTTGGCACATGGTATGCCGCTACCCCCAGAAAACGATTATGACGGCTCCTACGGCTGGACAGTTGTTTGACGCCCTATTCTCAGAAGTGAAGTTCTGGGTGAATCGTCTACCTGAACCTATCAAGAACCTGTTCGAAGTCTTCTCAGACCGAATCGTCCTCAAGTCGCAGCCCGAAGCCAGCTTCATGTCGGCTCGTACTTCGTCTGCCGATAAGCCAGAAGCCTTGGCTGGTATTCATAGTGAACACGTACTTCTAATTGCAGACGAAGCCTCGGCTATCCCTGAACAGGTGTATGAATCTGCCGCAGGGTCAATGTCGGGTGAACATGCTTGTACGGTCTTGATTGGGAACCCTACCCGAAATTCCGGCCTCTTTTTCAAAACCCACCATCAACTGAGTGATAGCTGGTACTGCCTTCATGTGTCGTGCTTGGACTCGAAACGGGTTTCAGGCGACTTCGTGAAGCAGATTGCCGATACATATGGAGAAGAAAGTAATGCTTACCGAGTTCGTGTTCTTGGCGAGTTTGCTGTCGGTGACGACGACACCCTTATTGGTGGTGATGTTGTGGATGCTGCCTTCGTCCGCGACATCGAGGTTGATCGAGATAGCCCTATTATCTACGGCGTGGACGTTGCTCGTTTTGGCGATGACCGTACGGTAATCTGCAAAAGGCGTGGAAACGTGGTCTTAGAGTTCAAGAATTGGGCTGGCCGCGACCTGATGGAGACTGTCGGCTGGGTAGCCAATGAGGCCGAAATGGATCACCCATCTGAAATCAATGTCGATAGTATCGGTCTAGGGGCTGGCGTGGCCGACCGTCTGCGTGAGTTGGGCTATAATGTTCGTGACGTAAACGTGTCTGAGGCTGCTGCTCTTAACCCTAAAGCCTTCAAACTTAGGGACGATCTATGGATGTCGGTCAGGGATTGGCTGAACCAAAGGGCGTGCAAGCTGCCAGCTTCAGACGAACTTCGGCAAGAGCTAGTATCCCCAAGGTATACATTCCAAAGCAATGGTAAACTTAAGGTTGAAAGCAAGGGTGAAATGAAGAAACGTGGTATGCGTTCTCCTGACTTTGCCGACTCCCTCTGCTTAACCTTTGCGGGTAATAGTGCTATGGTAGGAGGACGAGCTACAACTTGGAGTCCCGGCAAGCCTCTAAAACGAGGGATCAAGGGTATCGTCTGATGAGATTGGAGGCTGATATGGCTGAGTTGGTTATGTTTCCGGGTGTTCGACGAGAACCCCTCCCGACCCCAAACCAAGAGCCAGAAACGCCTGTCGAAGTGTTGACAAGCGTGAATGTCCTTCAGATAGCAATTGAGCATGAAATTGAGGATGTGGTTGTGGTCGGCCTGAAGTCCGATGGCAGTATTTACGTTTCTGCCTTGAGTCAGGACGATGATGCCGTGGCTGGGAAGCTCTTACGCGCTGCAAATTACATGGCCTCGTTTGAATATGAGTATGATGAAGAGGACGAATGAAAGTACCATACGCAGTCTTCTTGTGCCACCGACAGTTTTAATGTATTAAAAGCAAACATCAACTAAAGGTTCAGAAGATGGCAAAATCTCCTGCATGGCAACGTAAAGAAGGTAAAAACCCTGCTGGTGGCTTGAACGCCAAGGGTCGTGCCTCGGCCAAGGCTGAAGGCATGAATCTCAAAGCTCCTGTTAAGGCTGGCGATAACCCTCGTCGTGCTTCGTTCTTAGCCCGTATGGGCGGTATGCCCGGACCTGAGCGTAAGCCCAATGGTGAACCTACCCGTCTACTCCTCTCCCTGAAGGCTTGGGGAGCTTCGTCTAAGGCAGATGCCAAGAAGAAAGCCGCTGCCATCTCTGCCCGTAACAAATCTAAGTGAGGTCTATCATGCCTATGGTTGGTTCCAAGAAGTTTCCCTACACGATGGCTGGCAAAAAGGCTGCTGTCTCTTACGCTAAAAAGGCTGGCAAGCCCATGAAGTCTGCTGCCAAGTCTAAGGGCAAAAAGAAATGAAGAAGCCTGTATGGGACAAAAAGCGTCCATCAGGTCTTGGCAAGCCGCAAAATCTAAGCCCCGCTCAGAAGGGTGCTGCCAAGGCTGCTGCCAAGAAGGCTGGTCGCCCCTATCCAAACCTGATCGACAACATGCAAGCCGCGAGGAAAAAGAAATGAAATATGCTGATGCAGCCGAAAAGATGGCTCAAGTGATGGGTGAGTACAAGCGTGGTAAGCTCCATGCTGGTATCAACCCCAAGGGTCCGAAGAAGGCACCGATGGCTAATTCTCGCAAACAGGCCATTGCCATTGCAATGTCTGAAGCCGGGATGGGCAAGAAAAAGGGTAAGATGTGACTTCAGGACCGTATGTAGGCTTGACGATCCGTAATGGTTGGGTCGTCCCTGAAATTGATAACCAGTGCTTGCCGTGGGTACTGAATGAGATTCCTAAGTTCGAAGTCGTAATGAAGTACGTCACGAACAAAGGTTCTTGCATTCAGGCTGGCGGCAACATTGGCGTCTTTCCGCATCTTCTCTGCAAGCACTTTGAGTGGGTTTATTCATTCGAGCCAGATGAGGTAAACTACACCGCTCTTGAACTCAATACCATAAGCGACAATGTGTCTCCAATTAAGGTTGGGCTTGGTGAGCGTTCTGGCAAAGGTGTTATTAGGGTAATTGACCCGACTAATATCGGAGCACATCGCATTGATTTCGACACTGGCGACATCACTATCGAGGCCATCGACGATGGATTTTACAAAAAAGTTGGCTTGATCTGGCTTGATATTGAGGGTGCAGAGCTTTTGGCTCTGAAAGGTGGTATAGAAACCATCAAAGCGTGGAAACCTGTGATTGTGCTTGAGATGGCTGGTCATTCGAAGCGTTTCTACAACATCGACGAAGAAGAAACTCATGCTTGGCTCAAGAGCCTTGGCTATGAGGCTGTAGAAAGCGTTCAGCAGGACGTTATCTTCGTTCATAAAGGCGAATGAGGTTTATCATGGATGAAGAAAACGGCATGGAAATCGAGTACGAGAAGGACGAGCAGGAGCTTGAGCTTTCTATGGAAGAACCAGAATCTCCAGATGCAATGGACGATCAGCAGTTTGAGGCTGTCGTAAAGGCAGCTATTGACGATGCTGAGAACTACATCGACGATTATATCGCTCCTCGTCGTGAACTCTCCATGTCGTTCTATCGTGGTGATTTCCTCGGTAATGAAGAGGAAGGACGTTCTCAGGTCGTTATGACTGAGGTACGCGACACCATTCAGGCCATGATGCCGAGCCTTCTTCGTATCTTTACTGCGTCTGAAAACGCAGTCGAATTTGCTCCTCGCTCACCCGAAGACATTGCTGGCGCACAACAGGCTACCGACACGGTAAACTATGTGTTCTACAGCGAAAACCCCGGCTTCCAAATTCTCTATGATGGTATCAAAGATGCACTCATCTCCAAAACTGGTATCTTCAAGTGGCGTGCTGAAGAAATTAAGTCAATCTCTGAGAGTGAATACTCTGGCCTTGATGCCGAGCAGTATGCACTTCTCGTTTCTGATCCTGAAAATGAAGTCATTGAAGTCTCGGTAAAGTACATTGAACAGACCGTGAACGATCCAATGACGGGGATGCCAATGTCCTCGTCTCAGGAAACTTACGAAGTCAAGGTGCGCCGCACAAAGAAGAAGTTAAGATATATTGTGCAGTGCATCCCGCCCGAAGAGTTTATCATTGCGCGTAATGCGCGTGACCTTGACACCGCAGATTATGTGGGTCATCGTAAGCTAGTCACTGTCTCAGAACTTGTAGCGATGGGATATGACAAGGACGAAGTTGAGCAGTATGGCGGTCAGGGCGACACCTTTGACATTAACACTGAAGCCCAAGTACGCAACCCTGCCATTCTTAGTTTCCTTAACAATGCAGACAACCCAGACAAAACACTTGAACGGGTTTTCTACGTTGAGAGCTACATCCGTGTAGACAAGGATGGTGACGGCATTGCCGAGCTTCGTCGTGTCTGCTCGATTGGCAACGGAACGCACATCCTCCATGACGAAGTTGTGGACGAAGTGCCTTTCGCTGTTATTTGCCCCGATCCCACGCCCCACATGGTTATTGGTGAGTCCATTTCCGATCAGATTATGGATTTGCAGATCATCAAGACAAACGTGGTTCGCAATACCCTTGATTCACTGGCCCAAGTTATTCACCCCCGTACTGTGGTGGTTGAGGGTCAGGTGAACATGGATGACGTTATGAACGTGGAAACTGGCGGCATCATCCGCGCCCGTCAGGCTGGCATGGTGCAATCCCTTTCAGAACCCTTTGTCGGTATGCAAGCCATGCCGATCATTAACTACCTTGACGATCTTCGCGCTTCCCGCACGGGTATCTCAAAGGCTTCGCAGGGTCTTGATCCTGACGTTCTCCAAAGCACGACTAAGGCTGCTGTTACGGCCACCATGTCTTCTGCTCAAGAACGTCTTGAGATGATTGCTCGTATCTTTGCTGAAACAGGCATTAAGCGTCTGTTCAAGGGCATCCTCAAGATGATTATCAAGAACCAAGATAAGCCGATGGTCATTCGTCTGCGTAACCAGTGGATTCCCGTTGATCCCCGTGGATGGAACCCTGACATGGACATGATCGTCAATGTTGGCTTGGGTAATGGTAATGCTTCTGAACGCACTAACCTCCTCAGCATGATTATGGGCAAGCAGGAACAGGCTCTTATGCAGTTTGGACCTGATAATCCCCTTGTTGACCTCAAGCAGTACCGTGACACCATCACACAAATCCTTGCCATTAACGGCATGAAGGATGGGGCTAGATACTTTAAGGAAATCGACCGTCAGACCCTGCCGCAGTTGCAGCAGCAGTCTATGGGCCAGCCGAAACCTGATCCGACTGAGATGCTTGCTCAGGTTGAAATGGAGAAGGTCAAGGCCGACATTCAAATCGCCCAGCTCAAAGCCCAGCTTGAGATTGAGAAGACACGGATGCAGGATGACCGCGAACGCGACAAGACTGACGTTGATCTGATGATCCGCGCAGCCGAAATTGAGGCTAAATATGGTACTCAAGTTAATGTCGCGGCGATCAAGGCTGAAATGGAACGTGATCGTGATGCTCTGAGGCTTCTGTCTCAGCAAGCAATGGCGAACAGAGGAATGGGAGGCGTCTAATGGCTATCACAGGGAATCCCGGCGATCTTGCAACTGGTGGGTTTGGTACTGGTATTCGTGGCCTTGCTGCGACTCCCCGTGATGTAGCCAATGCCGTATCCCGTGGTGAAGCTATGGCTTCTGCTCGTATTGGCGGCGGTGGAGGTGGTAACAATCGTGCTGGGCCACTCGACGTTTATGGTAATGAATTTAACTTTACTGATGAAGAACTGAAAAACGCTGCTCTGTCGGGAGCCGGACTTTTGTTTGGAACCCCTCAAAACCCAACTATTGGCATGTTGATGGATATGCAAAAACAAGTAAATGCAAATCCTCAGCTTAAGGGTGTACTTAATGCAATCCAAGCTCCGTTTAAGGCTGGCTATCAAGTCCCATCTGGATTGCTGGATAGTGCTATAAGTACGGCTACGGCTCCTAGTGGATCATTTCAAGGCTTTGGTTTGCCAGAGGTTGACTTAAGCAGTCCCATTACAAGTCCCAACCCAGATGCTAGATACAATGAGTTATATAGCTCACTACCAAGTGTAGCTCCTATGATGGGCGTAGCTCCTACGGATAAGCTGGCTGGTTATATGGGTAGTCAAACAATGACCACTGGCCCTCGCGTTGGTTCTGCGATGCCTCAAGGTATTTTACAACAGCAGGATATGGGGCCATTAAGCGATGCAGCCGTAAGCGCGGCTCTTGGCTACCAGAATACGCCACTGGAGAATGATATTGCTTATCTAGCTTCGCGTGTTGGTCCTTCAGCTTCTCCTGAAGCTCTTGCACTCGTTGAGCCAAGGTTTGTTACTGAACTTGCCAAATCAATTCGTGCTGCTGAAGCAGCAACTGGAGAGACTGCAAGAATTAACGATATGTACCGTTCTCCTGAAACGCAAGGTCAACTTTATGCTGAATTAAAGGCTCAAGACCCAAACTACATGGTGGCTCCTGCTGGAAGGTCGTTGCATCAAGGTGCTTTTTCCGCAGATATTGCCCGTGGCCCAATTCTCAACTACATGAGAGCTAATGTTCCATCATCATTAAACTTCCCGTATGGTCAGAAAGACTTGGTGCATGTTCAGCTTTCAAACCCAGAGATGGCGGCTCTTGGCTATAAGATGACACCAAAAGGTGTTGATAAAAGTCCTTTTGGCGCATTTACTTCTACAATTGGTGACGGTGGATTTATGTTTGCTGGTAGTGACTTGGGTCAAATTGCCCCTATTCAAGTTGCTGCCGCCCCTTCTCCTGCTCCTGTTCGTGCTGTCATGCCACAAACAGCTAACGCTGGACTGCTGGGTGCTGCTAGGGTTGAAGCTGCTCAGGTAGCTGCTGCTGCTCCGTCTACAATCCCTGCTCAGACTGTTATGGCTCCGGGTGGAATGGCCTTTAATGCTGGCTTGCTGGCACCACAGATACTTGCACAAGCACAGCCGCAAGTGGTAGAAGCTGCATCTGCACCTGAAGCACCACCCGCAGTTCGCCCAACTGGCGCACCAACAAGGCTTGCTTCCCTTCTGTTCGATAGGGCTTTGGAAAGAGCAATGGAACGTGGAGGTGAGGGTCGTCGTGATCGTCGTCGCAAGAAACCTTCCACAACCATTGAGCAAACAATGAGCGATACCATCGAAGGATTACTGGCTTGAACGAACAAGAACAAATCGAGTACGCAAAGTCACTTCTATCTTCCCAAGGTATAACCGTTATTTTTCAAGCACTTGAGGAACAATACACAAATGCTTGGAAAGGCAGTTCCTTTACGGATACTGCAACAAGAGACGAGGCGTATCACATGATGCGTTCTCTCTCAGCACTCAAGGCGCATTTACAATCTATCGCAACAAGCGAGAAGATTAACAATTTCAACTTGCGGCTTGCAAACACAAACAAGATGAGGTAAAACATGACAAATTCCCTGACCCCTTCTGGGACGGGATTCGCAGAGGCTGCTACAAAGTTTGAAGCCCTTCTGGCCGGGAATGACCCCGTAACCCAGACGCCGAAAGCAGAAGCAGCCCCAAGGGACTCGGAAGTTTTGACAACCGAGCCGCTGGCCGAGGACTCTGAGGATGAGACGCTGACTGAAACTGCTGATGAAGCAGTCGATGATAGTGCCGATGAGGAGGAAGCCACCGCTGACGTTGAAGATGGCGAAGAAGACGATTCCAAACCAGAGATTCAGCTTGTCACCGTCAAGATTGACGGGAAGGAAGAGCAGATACCTCTTGAGGAAGCGATTCGAGGTTATCAAAGACATGCGGATTACTCGCGCAGCATGAATCAAGTTTCTCAAGAGAAAAAAGCTCTTGAGGCTGAACTTACCGAGATCAAGACGGAACGAGCGCAATACGCCGAACTTCTCACTGCCCTTGAATCACAACTCGCGCAAAGTGTGGATCAGGAACCAGATTGGGAACGGTTGTATTCTGAAAATCCTCTTGAATATGTGCGTCAAAAAGACCTGTGGCGCGACCGCAGGGAACGGATTGAAGCCATCAATGCTGAAAAGCATCGCCTCGGAGAACTCCATGCTCGTGAACAGGCAGAAACAATCGCTAATGTAGTTTCCCAAAGCAAAGCCGAACTTCAAAAGGCAGTGCCAGAGTGGAAAGATAAGAAGCGTTGGGAGCAAGATCGAGCCGCTATCCGTGAATACGGTAACAAGCTCGGATTTTCCGATGAGGAACTTGCTCAGGCATACGACCATCGTGCCGTTTTGGCTCTTTACAAGTCCATGAAGTATGATGCTCTCATGGCAAAGAGGCCACAGCCGCAACAGAAGTCAAATGCTCCGAAGGTAGTAGGTGGTGGAAACTCCTCCAATGCTCCTCCGACCAAGACGAAATCTGCCGTTTCAGGCGCGAAACAGCGTCTCGCAAAAACCGGAAAGCTCGGAGACGCAGCTTTCCTCTTTGAAAAACTTCTTTGAGGTGACTTATCATGGCACAGCCAACTAACCTGTTCGATCGTTATGATGCGACGAACTCCGTTCGTGAAGACCTTGCGAACATCATCTACAACATTTCTCCTGAAGATACCGTCTTCATGAGCAACGTGGGCCGCGACACGGCCAAGCAGACCTACACCGAATGGCAGACGGACGCTCTTGCTGCCGCTTCCACGACCAACGCTCAGATCGAAGGCGATGATGCCTCTGCTGACTCGCTGGCCGCAACGAACCGTGTGGGCAACTACACGCAGATCAGCCGTAAGGTTGTGGCTACCTCTGGTACGCTTGAGTCGGTGGACACTGCTGGTTTCCGCTCTGCGATGGCCTACCAGATGGCGAAGGCTGCTTCAGAACTGAAGCGTGACATGGAAACGGCCCTCCTGTTCAATCAGGCGGCTGCTGCTGGTAACTCGTCCACTGCTCGTAAGACCGCCGGTCTTCCGGCTTGGCTGCGTACCAACGTGTCGAAGGCTGGTGATGGTGGCAACCCCACCATGTCTTCCACCAACGATGGCTACCCGAACGCCGCTCGTACCGATGGCACGCAGCGCACGTTCACGGAAACCATGCTGAAGGATGTCATTCAGTCCGTGTGGACGAACGGTGGCACCCCCAAGCTGTTGATGGTTGGTCCCTTCAACAAGCGCACCGTGTCTGGCTTCTCTGGTATCGCTGGCATCCGCTTCAATGTTGATGGTCCCAAGCCTTCGGCCATCATTGGTGCGGCTGACATCTACGTCAGCGACTTCGGCAACGTGTCCATCGTCCCCTCGCGCTTCCAGCGTGAACGTGACGCCTTCGTGGTGGACCCGGAATACGCAGCGGTTTCCTATCTGCGTAACTTCCAGACCGAAGACCTCGCCAAGACGGGCGACTCGCAGAAGAAGATGATCGTGGTTGAGTATGCGCTGAAGGTGCGTACTGAGAAGGCGCATGGGATTATTGCGGACTTGACCACGAGCTAAACAAGACTTGACGATAACGCCGGGGGATGGGAAACTGTCCTCCGGTTTTCTCCTTAACATTCAGCAGAAGGTATCATGGATAAGCGTCTTTTCGATCACGACCCTCTCACCGGAATCACTCGCTGGTTTGAATATGATGATTCAGATAGAACATTCACCATTCAAACACAGCAGGAAACTGATGGTCTTATTGAGCAGAACAAGCGTGAAGCCAATGATGCAAGCTCTGGATGGAATGGGGATTGGCACAAGGTAGCCTCTATCCCCTTGAGCATTTTCGTGCGATTGCAGAAGGAAGGTATTATCCACGATCAAGAGGCCATGAAGAAGTGGCTCAACGATCCCGATAATGCCCTTTTCAGAACAAAGCGCGGAGCTGTTTAATGAAAGTTGCTATCTGCCTACCCTGCCGGGATATGGTCAATACTGGTTTTGCGTATGATCTGGCCCGGATGATGGCTCAATGGTCTGCCAAGTATGTAAACCAAGGTCATCAGCTCCTTATTTTCAACAGCCAAGGCACCCTGATCGTAAACCAAAGGGCAGACTTGGCGAAGAACGCAGTTGAGGCTGGAGCCGACTATATCCTTTGGCTTGATACTGATATGCGGTTTCCGAAGGACACACTTGAACGTCTTCTAAACCACAAGAAGTCTATCGTTGCTGCGAACTACGCTACCCGCCGTATCCCGGTTGATACTGTCGCCTTCAGACTACATGAGAGTGGCGCATGGGAGACGGTCAAAACTGGGGAAAAGACGGGTCTTGAGAAGGTTGAAGCTGTCGGCATGGGCGTAATGCTCATGGACACCAAAGTTCTCAAAGAGATGCCGAAACCTTGGTTCTCTATCACCTACCATCCTGACTCGAATGAGTATTCTGGTGAGGACATCTACTTCTGCTACAAGGCCAATAAGCTGGGCCATGAAGTGCTAATCGACCACGACTTGTCGAAGGAAGTTAAGCACATCGGAAGTTTTGAGTTTGGACACGAACACGTTGACGTTGTGGAAGCGAAATAATGGCAATCACCAATTACTCAGAACTGAAGTCTTCAATCGCAGATTGGCTTAACCGAGCCGATCTGACTGCTGTTATCCCTGACTTCATCACTTTGGCTGAAGCCCAGATCAACCGTCAGCTTCGCACGCATGACATGATTAAGCGTGCTACTGCAACTGTAACGGATGATTACTTCTCTGTCCCTACCGATTGGCTTGAAACGAACGTCCTCGTAAACCTCGGCACCCAGACCATCCCGATGGAATATGTCGATTACGAACGTCTAAATGAACTTAAGGGTATTCAGGTAAGTGGTGATCCTCGTTTCTACACGATGATTGATGGCAAGTTCCTAATTCTTCCAGCAGCCTCTTCAGATGCTCCCGCGACCCTTGAGCTATCTTATGTCGGTAAAGTCCCTGCACTGAGCGACAGTAACACGACAAACTGGCTTCTGACGAAAAGCCCTGACCTTTATCTGTACGCTGCTCTCATGCAAGCAGAGCCGTACCTCAAGAACGATGAGCGCGTAGGACTCTGGGCTACTGCTATGCAGAACAGCATGGAGAATATGCGACTCGAAGGGGAACGCTCGAAGCGTCCCTCTGGTGGACTTAATGCAAATCGTAGGAGCTTCGGATAATGGCCGCTTTTAACAAATTTAATATCTTCACATACGATGTCCTCGCCAAGAAGCATGATTTCACGGCAGACACGTTTAAGGTTGCACTTAGCAATACATTACCTACTTCTGCTAATGCAGTGTTGGCCGACATCACCCAGATTTCGGCTGGCAACGGCTATACGGCTGGTGGCACGGCTACTTCAATGTCTCTTAGCACTTCGTCTGGTACTGCCAAGGCGACAGGCACTGACGTTGTGTTCACGGCTTCTGGTGGTTCGATTGGCCCCACTCGATATGCTGTTCTTTATAACAGCACGGCTGCTGGTGGACCGCTCGTAGGCTGGTGGGATTACGGTTCTTCGATCACACTTGCTACAAGTGAAACCCTCACCGTTGACTTCGACGGAACCAACGGCATTCTCACCATCGTTTGATTGGGATAGCCGCAAATGGCAAAACTCTACAACCTTGCTCGTATGACCACGGCGACAACCGGGACAGGCACCATTACGCTTGGCTCGGCTGTCTCGTCTTATGTTACATTTGCTCTTGCTGGTGTGCAAAATGGTGATACCGTTACCTATGCTATTGTAGATGGTAGCAATCGTGAAGTAGGCCGTGGTGTATATACATCTGTTGGTACAACCTTAACACGCGCTACTATTCTTGAGTCTACCAATGCTAATGCAGCCATTAACTTGTCTGGGTCTGCTGAAGTATTTATTACGGCTGCTGCCGAGGATATTACGAGCAGTGTGCAGATTACTGGCGGCTCAATCACGGGTATTACTGACCTTGTTGTGGCTGATGGTGGTACTGGTGTATCCAGTTTAACTGCCTATGCAGTTTTGGCTGGTGGAACGACTTCAACTGGTGCTGTCCAGACTGTATCTGGTCTTGGAACAAGTGGTCAGGTTCTTACATCAAACGGTGCTGGCGCGTTGCCAACTTGGCAAGCTAGTGCTGGTAGTGCTTTAGCTCTGGAATACATTGGAAGCGGTGTTCAATCTGGTTCTACTGCACTTGCTTTTACCAGCATTCCCAGTGGTTATACAACTTTATACGTTGCTTATACTATACATATGAATGGTGCTCCTGACTTTTATGTTAATTTAAGTTCTAATAATGGTACTTCATATGGAGTCAATAGACTTCTTAACAACGCATCAGAAAATGATGGTGTAGGTTCTGGATTTGCTTCAATTTCAAATGTTGGTACTACTGGGACCAGTAAAGTAATTACTCCAAGGTTCTCTTATATTACTGGTATTGCTAACTCCAACCAAAGAGCAGTAGGTACTTATACTACAGCTGCCACAGAAGCTACGATTACTGGTGTTATCAATGCCATTCGTTTTAATAATACTTCATTTGCTAACGCAACAACAGTAGTTTTGTACGGAGTAAAGTAATATGGCAACAATTATCAATTGCACCACAGGTGAAGTAATTACTGAGCCTTTGACAGAACAAGAGATTGTTGTGAATGCTTGGGACAACCTTCGCTATCAAAGAAATGTTAAGCTATCTGCAAGCGATATTTTTGTACTAAGTGATCGTTGGTCTTCTTACACTCCATCAAAACAACTTGAGTGGTCGCAGTACCGTCAAGACCTTCGTGACCTTCCTCAAAATACTTCCGATCCATTAAATCCTATTTGGCCCGTAAAACCGGAATAACCAATGCTAGGTCATTTTACCCTTGGCGCGGCACCACTCGGCGGTACAGATAAGGGTACATTTACCCTTTCTGCCGCCGTTGGTTCTTTTGCGCTTACGGGTCGAGATGCTAACTTTGGCCGTACCTATTCCCTTGCTGCAAATAAGGGTTCTTTTGCATTTTCAGGAAATGATGCAAACCTTGCAAAAGGTATTTCCATTACAGCAGATAAAGGTTCTTTTGCCTTATCTGGAGAAGCGGCAAACCTCTTAAAAGGCTTTGTAACTACAGCAGATAAAGGCTCATTTACCCTATCTGGGAAAGCAGCAAACTTACTTATTGCGCGTAAAATTGCGTCTAATGCTGGGTCTTATACGCTATCTGGGAAGACTGCAAATCTCTTAAAAGGCTTTGTAACTACGGCAAATACAGGTTCATTTGCTGTGTCTGGAAAGGCAGCTAACCTCCTCATTGCGCGTAAAATTGCGTCTAATGCTGGGTCTTATACCTTCACGGGCCAAGCTGCCATTCTTAGCAAAGGTGTGCGTTTTGCCGCAGATGTTGGCTCCTACACATTCACAGGCCAAGCAGCCAATCTGAGGATTGCTCGCCTTGTATCAGCCAATGCGGGTGCCTATTCCCTTTCCGGTCAAAATGTTGTACTTATCAAGGGCTACAACTTCATATCGGCAAGAGGCGAATTTGCCCTGTCTGGGCAAGATGCAGCTTTTGCCTACTACCGTGTTCTGACAGCGGATTCTGGTTCTTTTGTTCTCTCTGGTCAGCCCGTTAATCTTCTTGGCTGGTTCTCTACCCCGTCAGACACAGAGACTTGGACAGACACATCTGCCGATAGCGGTGTCTGGACGGCCTCAGAAGAAGTTGCTGGTAGTTGGTCAGATGTGAACTCAACGACTGAAATTTGGGCACCCGTCAGCCCCGCAAACGATACTTGGCAAGAGGTGGCATAATGCCTGATTCATATACAGCAAAACTTAACCTAACGAAGCCTGAAGTCGGTGCCTCCACTGACACTTGGGGTACAAAGGTCAATGGCGATCTTGACAGCATTGATGCTCTCTTCGAGACAGGTCCGTACCTAAAGATTGCTAATGGCGGTACAGCCGCTGGCACGGCTGCTGGCGCGCGTACATCGCTTGGTGTCCCCGGCATCAGCACGACCAATAACTTCACTGAAGCTCAGACAATCACCCTCAATACCTCTACCTCTGGATTGAAGGTAGTACAGAGCGGTGCTGGCCCTGCCATTGAATTGAATGCTGGCGAACTTGTGGCTGGTCATACGGCTCCTTTGGCTGGTATTAGCGGTGCAACTGGTGTCCTTCAGGTCAATGGAACCGAAGGCTATCAGCACGCCTCTTGGAGTACGTCTGCTGGAGCGTCTGTACAGTTCCTTCGCTCTCGCGCCATTACTCCCGGCACTCAGACGGCAGTTCAGGAAAATGACGTAATCAGTTCTATTAAGTTTGCTGGTTCTGATGGTACGGCCTTTATCACATCTGCCGAAATCAGAGTTGCTGTAGACGGAACTCCCGGATCAAATGACATGCCGGGACGTATTGCGTTTTACACTACAGCAGATGGGGCTTCCAGCGTCACGGAACGTCTTCGCATTGACAAAAGTGGTGCCATTGGTATCGCTGGTGCAAATTACGGCACATCTGGTCAGGTATTAGCCTCTTCTGGTTCTGGTGCTGCTGTGTCTTGGGCAGACAAAACTAGCCGTGATACATCCATTGCCACCACCTCTGGTACAGCACATGGGTTTCCTACTATCCCTACTTGGGCAAAGAAAATCACTGTTGTTCTTGACGGTGTATCAACAAGCGGAACATCTCGCTTACTACTTCAGTTAGGCACAGGTGGATCATATGTTACCACTGGGTATCAATCATCCAGCGCAAGTGTATACACAACTGATAGAGCCTCAGTAACATCATCTACTATTGGATTCGTCCATGAAAGTGCTGTTGCTGGTGCTTTTAGACATGGCACATTTACTTTATTTAACATTACCGGAAATACTTGGGTTGCAGCACTGAACTTTGGTGATGGTGCCGCTTCAACCCCCGGCAATGTTATTGGTGGTGGTCGAATTGCTCTTTCTGGTGCAATTGATCGACTTCGCATTACTACGGTAAACGGAACAGATACATTCGATGCCGGAACTGTCAACGTCTTTTACGAGTAATAATCATGCTTGATTGGCTTTCAACTGGTCTGAAGATGGTGGATAAGCTGGTGGATAGGATTCCTGATCCTGCTGCCCGCGAACGTGCATCACTAGAGATGCAAGCTGACCTTCTAAAGTATGCCGCTGAACAATCTCAGGCACAGATGGAAGTCAACAAGGTAGAGGCTAGTCATTCAAGCCTATTCGTTGCTGGATGGCGTCCTTTCATTGGTTGGATGGGTGGCTGCGCCCTTGGTTATGCTTTCCTTCTCCAACCGATCTTGTCTTGGTTCCTTGAGATAGTCGGGGTCACAACACCCCTTCCAGAACCCAATACTGAAGCCATGATGGCTCTTGTCACTGCCATGCTAGGTGTGACTGCTGCCCGTAGCTTTGACAAGTGGAAGGGTACGGCAAAATGACACCTATCTTTATCCTCATCCTTGCCATCGTTCTTCCAAACGGTGAAATTCAGGTAAAACACACTCTTGTCCCTTCCTGCCCGACACAGGCAGAAGTTTCGAAAGTGATGAAGCCAATGAAGGATGCTGGAGATATTATTGGGTGGGGCGGCGATTGCTCCCCGTTACAGCCGAAACGGGAGGCATTCTATGAGTGACATGCATGATGTGAGCATTTCTGTGGCAAAACTTGAAGTTCAGGTACAGACTCTCGAAAAAGATGTCAGCGAAATCAAAAGCGACATCAAATTCATTCGGCAGAAGCTAGATCAGGCTGCTGGCGGCTGGCGTGTATTCCTCATGGTAGGTACAGCCGGGGCCGCGCTTGGTGGTTTAATCTTCAAGCTCATTGACTTCCTTACGGGTAAGTAAGATGCAGCCTTGGCTCAAAACAGCTTACTCCTACCTTGGAACAAAAGAAGTACAAGGCAGTAAAAGCAATCCGAAGATCATTGCATGGGCCAAGCGTCTTGGTGGTTGGATTGCCAGTTTCTACAAAAGTGATGACATCCCTTGGTGCGGTCTTTTCGTAGCGGAGTGCTTTAATGTTCACAACTATCAAGTCTCTCAGCAATCGCTTTCTGCTTTGGCTTGGGCAAATTGGGGGCAGAAGTCTCCTATTGCTCCGGGGGCTGTTCTCGTTTTCAAGCGTCAAGGCGGCGGTCATGTCGGCTTTTATGTGGGCGAAGATTCTACTGCTTTTCATGTGCTGGGCGGTAATCAAAGCGATTCAGTGTCTATTAGTCGGATTGCTAAAGATCGTCTCGTGGCCGTTAGATGGCCTAAAGAATCGCATCCTCCTGCTGATGAGCAAAGAGTAATCAAAGCTGCTTCTAGCGGTCTTTCAAGGAACGAGGCTTAATAATGCCATTTGTACCAATTCAGCTTCCTCCGGGTATTGTTCGTGGGTCTACGGCCTACGACAGCCCTGATCGTTGGTACGAGTCTAGCCTTGTTCGTTGGCATGGTGGTATTGCTCAACCTATCGGTGGCTGGGAACGTATTTCGTCCACTGGCTTCACAAACCCCATCCGTAAAATCCATTGCTGGCGTTCGTCTGCTTCTCAGCGTTTCATTCTGCTTGGCACGACTGACAAAGTATATACAGACGATTCGGGTACATGGACTGATATTACTCCGGTTGGTATGCAGTCTCTCAGTGCCGCTGGTGCTTATGGCTATGGCGTTGGTGACTACGGTGAGCAAGACTACGGTGATGCTCGGTCAAGCCCGACCACCCTCTACACATCATTTGCCTTCTACACCTTCGCCAACTGGGGTGAAGATGTTGTTTTTGTAAATTCATCTGATGGAAAGTTATATTACTACGATGTAACAAGCCCTACTGCTGATGCAATTCGGATTGGTCTTCACAACATCACAACCGTTGAAAGACAGGCAAACGTAGCTACTATCACCACAGATATAGCTCATAACATTGGGGTTGGTGATAGTATTACTGTGGCTGGACTTACCAATACAGCACTTAATGGAACCTATGTAGTAACGGCTGTTCCAAGCTCTACAACTCTTTCTTATAGCAATACTGGCAGTACACTTTTGCCAGTTGCAGATACTGGCACTGTCTTGGACAACACAGTACCTGCAAGCAACCGTGCCGTGGTTGTCACCGATGAACGCCATGTGATGACACTTGGTACGGGTGGTAATCCTCGCCGTTTGGGCTGGTCAAGCCGTGAAACTGTCGAGGATTGGAACTTTGCTTCCACGACGAATACGGCTGGTTACATCGACATTGAAACTTCAACACCCCTTTTGACGGCTATCAATGTCCGTGAAGGTGTTTTGGTGTTCTCTGAGACAGAAGTGTTCCTTGTTCGCTATATCGGAAACCCCTTCATTTATGCGGCTGAGTACCTTGGTTCGTCCTCAATCTTGCATCCAAACATGATTGCTACCTTTGATGGCAAGGCCATGTGGTTCGATCAGTCTGGCTTCATGGTTTATGAAGGCGGTTCAATGCGTCCGATGCAATGCCCAGTTCTTGACTTCTTCAAGTCTGACATTGACCCTGTGTACGGTTCTGCCGTGTCTCACGGATCAGAAAATGGCATCTTCGAAGAGGCATGGTTTTTCTATCCCTCAAACGGCCAAACTGAGTGCGACAGTTACATCATCTACAACTACAATGAAGGCTGGTGGGCAACGGGTAGTCTATCCCGTACTGCTGCCTTTCCGGCAGGGGCTAATAAATACCCCTTAATGGCTGGGGTTGATAAAAATCTTTATGACCATGAAAGTGGCTGGACAGATGCCGGGAACAGCCGTGTGGGTGACGTTTGGCTTGAGACAGGTGCCTTGAGCATTGGGCAGGGCGACCGTGGCTGGGAAGTCAGGCAGATGCTCCCTGCAACTGGGTTTGGTTACGATACCCTCAAAGTAACAGTCTATGGTCGTCAGGCTCCTGATGGGTCAGAGCGCACCTTCGGTCCCTACACTCCACGCTCCAACGGTTACATGGATATGCGGGTATCTGCCCGTGATATTCGGGTCCGTTTTGAGGCTACCGAGGATGGAGATTGGGGAATCGGTAAAATGCGCCTTGAGGTTGCGCCGGGAGCCGGAAGATGATAATTGTAATGCCACCGCCCCCAGAAGGCTACAGTGCCTCCTCTTGGCGGAACATTCTCGATTTTATCAAACGCTCGATGATCCCGGTCGTCTCGCAGAATGAGGCTGTAAACCGAATCCTCCTCCGGGCACCTAATGGAACTACCTATAGCGTTACTGTAGATAATTCTGGAACCCTCACAACTGCGATTGAAGATGGCAAATCTGGACTCTGAAGAACTTCAAAAACGACTTCTAAAGGCACTCAAAATCGGCGGAGATACCTATACGCCAGCCGACCTCGCGGAAGCGGTCAAAGAAGGCAGGATGCAAGCGTGGCAAAGCGGCCAATCGGTTGTCATCACAGAGGTCATTGGTTATCCGCAGAAACGAGCCTTGAACGTGTTTTTGGCTGTAGGTGACTTAGAAGAAGTCATGAAATTACAGCCAACATTAGAGAAATTTGGTCAGGAACATGGGTGCTACTGCATCAGGATGTCTGGCCGTAAGGGATGGACGAAAGTGCTTCCCAACTATGGGTGGAAGCAAACTTACGTTACTTTTGAGAGGAATTTGCCATGAGCAAGGGCGGCGGAAGTCAAACAACAACTACGCAGACAAAACTGCCAGAATGGGTAAATCAGGCTGCAAAGAGCTATCTGTCTCAAGCTCAAGGGGCTTCCCAGAACCTTATGGCTCCATATCAGGGCCAGACAGTTGCAGCGATGACGCCGCAGCAACAGCAGTCCTTGGGTCGAATTGGTCAACTCTCAAACTTTGCCCTGACGCCTGAAACAATTCAGGGCCAGATGAACCCCTACATTCAGAACGTGGAAGAAGCCTCTTTGGCTCAGGGACGCAAGGCTTTAGCTCAAAACCTTAACCAAATCTCTGATGCTGGTATTCGTGCTGGTGGTGCTTTTGGTTCCCGGCAGGGTATTCTCGAAGGTGTGGCTGCTTCCGAACAAGCTCAGAATCAGGCAATGCTTTCTGCCCAGCTTCGTCAGCAGGGCTATCAACAGGCAGTCCAGAACGCCTTGGCTGGTCAACAGGCGGCTCTTGGTTCTGCTCAGGCTGGCTACTCGGCTGGTGCCTTGGGACAGCAGCAGAATCAGGCTGAACTGGCGGCTCAAGAAGCGCAATATAACGCTATGCGCGGCTACCCTCTTGAACAGCTTGACATCATTGGTTCTGCCTTGGGTCAAACACCTTATGGTCAAACTTCGACCCAGCGTCAGCCCCTCACCAGCAATCCATTTATGGGTGCCATTGGGGGTGCATTAGCATTTCCGGGTAATCCCTTAATTGGTGGCTTCTTGGGTGGCGCATCAACTTTGTTTGGTGGTTCCGACCCCTCCATGAAAACTGACATTCAGAAAATTGGCAAGGACAAGGAAACTGGCCTCAATATGTACTCATATAGGTACAAGGGCGATCCCAAGACTTACCCGAAAGTTGTCGGCCCGATGGCTGATGAAATCCAAAAGAAGTATCCCGATAAGGTCAAGAAGATTGCTGGTAAACTCGCTGTTGAAGGCAACTTCCTCATGGGAAAGGTTAAGGTATAATGGCCCTCACAGCTCTTCAAAGATTGGTTGCTGGTGCTTCTAATTTCTTCAATCCACAGACCCCAGCCAATGCAAGCATTTATGACCTAGCCCGTGCCGATGCACAGCGTCAGTCGCTTAGTGCGCTTGGTGCTGGCCTTATTGGTGCCGCTGTACCCCAGACGCCCCTGATGCGCGCACAGGCTCTCCAGCAGGCTTTTGGCAGCATGGGGAACATGGGTACGAACGTGTACAATGCTGCTCAAGCTCGTCTGATGGCCCAAAGGGCTGAAACTGCCGCTGCTCAGGAAGCCGCCCAAAATCGCTTCTTTGCTCAAGGTGGTGCTGCTGGTGCGCCTGTCTCTGTTCAGGATGGAGGTTTTGCTGCTGGTGTTGCTCCTGTCTCAATGCCGGGAGCTATGCAGTTCCCCGGTGGTCTTAGTGCTGAAGAGTGGAATGCAGTCACAAGCATCGGAAACGTAAATCCTGAAGCTGGGACTTCGTTCTTTACATCATTGGTTGAGAATAAGGCAAAACAAAAACAAGGTAGCTTTGAAGGAAGCAAAAATCTTGTTGGTGTTTTTGACGAAAAGGGTAAGTTCTTCCAGACTTACGTTGACATCAACAGCAACATTGTCCGACCTCCCGATGCTGAAGGTAAGGTTCGTTTTGCCACTCCTCAAGAAATCAATTCTCAGAAAGCCGCTGGTACGGCTATAGGTGGGGCTGCTGGAGCAGCAACGGCTGCTGCACCTACAAAAGTTACCAATGCTGTTGAGGCTAGGTCTGTCATTGCTGAAATTCTTGACCCAAATAACAGGGCTGCTCTTAAAGAAGTTACAGGTAGTCTTGAGGGTAGTTTACCTCCGGGGTATGCCCTTGAAACATTATCTCCGTTTACAAGCGGAGTTAATGACATGGCACTCAAGATTAACAATCTTCAGAGCAAAATTACTGTTGAGGGTATTGAGGCATTTCGTGGAACAGGTGCCTTCTCCGATAAGGAAGGTCAAGTTGCAGCTACGTTGGTTGCAGACCTTAGCCGTATCCGTGAGACAGATGAATTTGTCGCCACGCTTCAAAAACTTGATTCAGTTCTTGCGGCTGCTGAACAGCGTCAGCGTTTGATTGAAGGTGGTATGGACCCTGCGGAAGCACGGAAACAAGTTGAGATTTCTGGAGCTACCGCAGGAACTGCAACGTCTAACGGTGCAGCAGCACCATCCGCTTCTAACAATGATCCACTCGGAATCAGGTAAAAACAAATGAACATTGCCGAGATCAGGAAGAAGTACCCTCAGTATAGCGATGTGTCTGATACAGACCTAGCTAAAGGGTTTCATTCTAAGTTTTATTCTGACATGCCTTATGAGGAATTTGCATCCAAAATAGGCGTTGGTAAAATGTACCCTGCTGGTGGTGGCAAGGGTGGATTTTCTGGCATGGCATACATGAGTCCTGAACGACTTCAGTATGCTCAAGAAAGAAATACTGTTGGTAAGTCACTCAGCAAGCTGCCGGGAGACATTGGTCGCGCTATTGATGATACTATTCGCACAATGGCAAATACTGGTAGCTTTGGTTTTGCAGATAAATTTGCGGCTGGTATGGGCGCAAATATCACTGGTGCTGATTACCAAAATCAACTTGCTGCTGAACGTGCAAAATCTGCTCAAGCTCGTGAAAGAATGGGTCCGGCTGCTGCTCTTGCTGACATTAGCGGCATTGCACTTACTGCACCACTTCTTGCCCGTATTTCTCCAACGGCTATGGCTGCTCCTGCTCTTAGCGGTTCTTTTTTTGGCCGCAACGTCCTTACCCCAGCCGTATCAGCCATTGAAGGTGCTGGTTACGGTGGACTTGCTGCTGCCGGAAATGACCAGAACATTGCTGAAGGCGTTGCTTCAGGTGCCATGCTTGGCGGTAGCCTTGGCGTTGGTCTGAATGTTGGTTTGGGTATAATGTCTGGCCTTATGAAAGCTGGTTTTACAAATTTTCCTCAGATGAAGGCATGGAGTCAATCAAGCAAACTTCCAAAAGCACAGAAAGAAGCGTTTGATATTACTCTTTCTGAACTTCAGGCAAGTGGTCTTACACCATCTCAAGCATTGGCAAGGGCGCAAGAGCTTGGGCCAACTGGCGTTATTGCTGACGTAACTCCGGGCCTTCAGCTTGCTGCTGGCTCAGTTGCAAGCAAGGCTCCGGGTGCTGCAAACATCATTGCAAAGAACCTTACTCCTCGATTTGAAGGCGCACCAACTGCTGTCAAGGAAGTTCTCAATAAGACTGTTGGTCCTGTAACTGATCCTCAAGCTGTAAGGGTGGCTACAGACGCGCTTCGTAAAAAGGCATCTCCCTTGTTCCAAAACATTGGGAAGTATGCAGTTCCAGTTGATGATACTGTAAAGCTCATTGACGATGCTTTGAGCGTAAGTGGGCCAAATACTACCGTTGGCAAAATGCTTGTGGAAGCTCGCAACAAGTTGACTGATCGTTCTGGGAACCTCATTTCGAATGGACAAGCAGTCCTTGCTGCAAGAGACGATATTCAGATTATGGTTGATGAAGCCTTTAGGCGTAGTGGTACGCTTGGAAGCGCAATCGCACCTATTCGTGATTCATTGAATAAAAATCTTGTGTCGAACATCCCTGACCGGAAGATTGCCAATGAACTTTATCGTGCATCCAAGCTCATGGACGAATCTTATGATTATGGTCGTGGTCTTTTGTCTGGTGGCCCATCTTCTATTACTCCGGGTCAGCTTACAAATTACATGGAGAAAATTCGTAAGGACAATCCAGAGGCAGCAAAAATGGTTGTCCAAGGCTTCAGGACTGAACTTGATCGACTTACACAAGGTCAACGTGCTGCTGGCTCAAAGGTTGAACGTATTCTCGACCAACCGTACAACCGTGAAAAGTTAAGCATTCTTGTTGGTCCTGAAAAAGCGAAGAAGATTGCAGACGAAATCAACAGACAAGCTCTTGAATTACAGACTTTCAATGTTGCGATACCGGGGCGTAATTCTCTGACCGCTGCAAAACAAGAATCAATGGCACGAATGTTCCCTCAAGGTGGTGCATCTGGCGGTATTATTCCAGAAGCGATAGGAGCTGGTGTAGGCGGTCTTCTTGGAGGAGTACCCGGAGCTATTGCGGCTGGATCAGCAACGGCACTTCGCCGCCTTGGTAAAAGAGCATCCGATGCTTTGTCAAAACAAGATACTGCTACACAAGCAGAGTGGATTGCTTCATTCCTTACATCTTCAGGTACGGAAAGAGCAGCTATGGTTAAGCAACTTGAGGAATACAGCAAGACTGTTTCCAAATCTTCTGCCGCAACTAAGGCAAAGGTGCAAGGGGTTGATGCACTTCGCCGTGGCTTGGCTCCAACTACAGGCTTGGCTACTGGTATTCTTACGCAAGGCAATCAGTAATGGCAAAACAGAAAATCGACATAGCCAAGGCAGTATGGCTCAAGACAAAAAACAAACGCCGCACGAAGCCAAAGCATCTGCGGCACTCGAAGTCACTGAATAAACATGATCCGAATAAGGGGAAGCGCAGTTAAGCTGCGCTTCTTTCTTTTGTGATAAGCTCGTTATAAGCCTTCATATAAACTTGGTGAGCCTCAAGCTCCGTTTTAAATTCTCCTAAAAATTTTCTTAATCCATAAATCTGTATGCTTGCTTGCCATTTTCTTGATTTTTTATTGTAGTAACACCCAAGTAATTTACCATTTCTATGTTTTGTTGTATTTTGAGCATTTTCCCTGTTTGTACATATGCGAAGATTTTTCTTACGGTTATCAAGTGAGTTTCCATTGATATGGTCAACCACTAATCCTTTTGGGCAATTAGTTATAATTCTGTGCATTCCGACAGATGTTCCCGGTAGCTTTGCATACCCAATTACCGTACCTCTAAGCGACCAACTCCAGCTAAACTTGCTCAAAAAATCTACGTCATCTGCATCAACCAGCGTCTCACGACCCTGTGTGAGAGGTATAACCCAAGAGCCTCTTACCTCACAGTAGTAAGGCTGGCGTTTGACTTTCTTCGCTTTCTTCACCGTTCCAATCCTCCATTTCTCTACTTGCCATATCACATGAGTACACGGCATCTGTTTTCATAAGACCAGTATCTGGCTTATGCGGATGGCTGCATATCCCCAACCATTCAGTGAATAGTTCTCTTTCCCAGTAGACACAATTTTTGCATTGCAATTTCATCAAATCCCCATGACTGAGTTTGCATACCGCTTGGCCCGTTTCCTTACCTTGCCAGATATGGCTGAGAATCCTTGGTTATGACAGGCAGCGGCATACCACCTGTTTCCACCCATTCCTCGATAGCATTCTGCGAGATGCGCCATTCCTGCATCTGTCTGCTCGGCACAGGATGCCTTCCTGATGCCCTTATATCCCATCTGGCTTGCAGTAGATGGAAGAATTTGTAAAGGACCTCGCTCACCGCTTGAACCAACCTTGCCACACTGCACCCCTGTTTCCTTCTTGGCTACCTGTATAGCAAACTCCACAGGAACCCCATGCTTTCTGGCAGAAGCCTCAACCAGCCGTGTTGCATCGCTTGCAAATGCTTGTACAGTCATTGACATCAGGGCAACAGCGGCCAGTTTTGATAGCTTCATGGTGTTTTCCTCTTCGTGTCCCAAGTGATTAACTTGCGCTCAAAATACGCCCTACCATCCAGAACCTCACAGAGAGCCGGAGGTAGAAGACGACCTTGCTTGTCATACTCTAGAATTGCAAATCCTTGCGCCCAGTTGAATGGTGAGTCTTCGCCATAGGTGAACTTGTCAACCGTAGGGCCGAAGTCACTGAGGGTTCCACAATCAACGCCATAGCGGCGACCATCGTAGTCAGTGTATGGGCTTACCATCAGCTTGTGGAGATGGCCTGTGACCATATTTTTACCAGATTTCAGCGTGTTGTTAAAGGTTGCAAAGTTGCCGCCGTGCCACCGATGCTTTACCATCGTGTTGTCGTTAATCATGGTGGACCATGCAAATCCCCACGCCGGAAAATGATCCTTAAGGTCGGTGCCGTGGATGCGAACATACTCTGGGACCATTTGAGCAAGACGAGCGGAGTACCGTGTGTCGTGATTCCCAGCGTTCCACAGTAAAGATACGTTTTTACGAGCGGCTTTGGCTGTGGCTTCAACCTCACCCAGCATCTCCTGACAAGCACGAAGCTCATCAACCACTTCAGGCATATTTGAAAAACCCGTTGGTGGGTGTCTGCTGATTTTTGCTCCATCAAACGCATCCCCATTGCAAATCACCATCTTCGGCTGGAGTTCTTTGATGAGTTTAATCATGGCAGTGAAGGCAAGTGATCTGTCTCCCGGCCAGAAGTGAGCATCTGAGAATACCAGAACGATGCCATCCTTGATTTCAGCCACATTACGATGGCCGATCTTCTCAATGATGCGCTGGTGTTCGCTATTCTCACGACCCCCTATGTTACTAGGGTCAGCTACCATCGCAATGCCAAGTTTGGCTTCAAGGGTACGCCTACGTCTGTTAATAGTGCGAGGATTGATACCCGTTACTTTTGCCATCTTTGCCACTGAACCTAAGTCTTTCCAGAGGACAAGGAAGTCATCGTCTGATAATGCGTTATTCAATTTATTCCATCTCCTGCAAGGCCCATCTTCTCGATAAGGCCAGCGTAGCCACAACTATCTACGATGCTATCACGCGCTTCTGCAATGCGGTTCATTTCGATAGCATACGCTAGTCTGCATCCCTTCAGACCCTGCATCATATTGCAGACATCTGCTGGGTGAATTACCAGTCCGGGTCTTAATTTTGTGTAAAGAAAACCCGTCCAAACAAGTGATATTCTAGTGAAGTTTTCTGTTGCGGGGCCGTACGACTCCGCTCTCATCCCGTTTATCAGCTCGTGTGCTTCCTGATTGACGCTCATCTTCGTCGTCACTTCCTTCTGCATGGTACTGAAGTTCAAACTTTCCATCTGCTTCTGTATCTCCTGACAAGTGGACGTATAGTTGTTTAAGCCTATCGAAGAAGCCGATAGCTACTTCATTGTCGTGTACGGCTACGCCAAACTCCCCTATCTGCATGTGGAACATCGTGAATGCACACAGATCAGATGCCGACTTGCAGATGTCTTCAACCTTAAGCATAGCCTCGACATGCTCTGATGATATTTCAATTTTAGACACGCGCTGCCCTCATGTTTGCGTTTTCAGATTGCCAAATGCGGATGACAGACTCGGCTGCATCACGCAACGCTCTTACCTTAGCAAGCTCACCAGCCGAAACTGCTTCTTCTAGTAAGGCTTCCTTATAAATCTCACTGGCATAGGCTTCACGTTCTTGCGCTCCTAGTGCTTGTTCGTTCCGCTTCTTCATCTCCAGAGCCTTGATATGCTTTAGCATACGTTCTGACCGGATGGCATTTTCAACGGCTCTACCAATCTCGGCTGCTGAGTCGATTAGATACTGCTGGGCCTTCTCGACCTGATCTATGGTAATCATTTCATCACCATCAGTTTTCCACCGAGGCCAAAGCTCTCAATGATGTATGTGTAATCAAAGTCTCCATTCCTTTTCTGCATAAGAGTGGCTCGTGACTGCTCGTAAGCATTCCAAGCCAACTCAGTTACCTTAAACTTCTTCGGGTCGCCCAAAGCAGTCTGCCTATCAGCCAGCAGATAACCTCTGTAGTATTCGGCTCGTTCACCTTCCCTTGACTTGGCAATCCATAGGGTCATCTCGTCTTCAGACTTAATCTGTTTCATTTCGCCTCACTACAGTCCCATCCATTTTCCGCTTCCATCCAGACTTCTTACTTCCCGGTATGGAGCCTGTTTTTATTTTTGCCCCGAAGTGCTTTGCCCTGATCCTATCTGCTTTACGCATACTACGAACATCATCAGCAGTCTTTGGCTTGTGACATTTGGTATGGGCTGGACGGAGATTTTCTTCTGAGTTATCCCCGCCCAAACCCACTGGCAGTATGTGTTCGACTTCCCAAGTATCACCCGGACGGATTATCCCCTCGCATAGGTAGCATCGACCTTCGTGCTTGACGAAAACGCTCAGTCTTTGCTTCTTCGAGAGCTTTGATCGTTTCGGGTCTGGTAGGTCCATCGTAGATCACTCTCGCATCAGGGAAGTATTCGAGGATACTTAGAAAGGGACTTGATCGTTCAAATCCATATCTTCGCCAAAGTTACCCTTCTGCTGCGGACCACCACGAGACGGAGCCGACTGCGGACGAGACTGATTTGCTTCGTCAGCAGGGGTGACAGCAATCTTCATGTAGTCGCCATTATCCCAAGCAGACAGGAAGTACAGGCGACCAGCTATTAGGACTGAACCCTTGTAGTCGGGCTGCTTGTCGTTCTGCTTTTCGTGGTTGCGGCGCATGGAGCCTGTGTTGTCCTTGCGCTGTGCTTGGCCCTGTCCTTGCGCCTGAGTGCGCGGAGCAGACTGACTATAGCCACCGCCTCCAGAGTTACCCCGATAACCAGAAGCACCCTGACGGTTTCCATATCCATTGTTATTGCCATAACTCATAGTCCATTTTCCTCTTCGATGCGGGTCAAGTGTTTATGAAGTTCACGCAGTGACCGCCAAGCCTGACAGTGACCTTCGTTATGCGGGTATCGTTTGGCTTCAAACTTCCCCGTTTTCTTGTCCAGCCGGATAATCCACCGAGCCGGAATCAAGACGTTCGCTTCCTCTTCAATAGCAAGCTGGTAAGCCGCTGTCTGAAGGAGGTAGTCATTCCAGATGCCGCTGCTGGTCTTAAGGTCAGCAACAACCAATTCACCGTCAATGTATCCATAGAAATCTGCCGTTCCAGCATAGAACATGGACTTCGAAAAGATCATCATTTCACTGGCAAGGCACTTTACATCATGTGCCTTAAACCACTCGTCAAACGCACCGCAAGCCTTCATTACAGCCTGATTGTCGTCCTTCTCCCAAGGCAATCCAGCGTCCTCGCCCTTGAGCTTGGCTTCGGCATAGGCATGGACGATAGAGCCAATGTCGGCTGCTTCATCTGTAAAGCGGCGATAGGCACCCTTGGCTTCATCTGCCAGCGTGACAATTTCACGCTTCGTCATGCCGTCCTTGGCATTCTTCTTCACAAACTCAGAGGTCTGCTTCGCTGCCCACGGCATAAGGGCTGGCTTGTTAAGACGCTTCAGGATCGTGGTGACACCGGGAACCAATTTGTTTTCCCATGTATAGGCGTGCTTGGCCTCATTGAACTCTAGAAGGACTGTACCTTCATAGAGATTTTCTGTCCGTCCTGTCATTTACGCACCATCAGGTTATCAATCATCTCAAGACGACGAGCCAGACTGTCTTTAGTCGGCGGGTATTCCAGATCATCCTGATACTGGACAAGAGCCATACGAAGCTCTTCAATGTAGTTTGCTGCCTCACCGCACATCTCCATAGCCTCAGACAAGGCCACATAACGAAGACGTTCCACAATATCCATCACTCATCCCTTTCCATCTTAATGCCAACAGCACGAATACCATTCTCGGCAATGGTTCCAGCCAGTTCCATCAACTCATCTATTTCATTCAAGACATTAAACAGGCTCTCAGGACGATGCTCTGCAATGAACTTGAGGTTCGTCATCGCGTCCCTGATAGCCATATCCAGAAGTGCTTCTTGCTGGTGAAACTCATCCATTTCCTCAAAACCAATCATGCGTAGACGCTCCACTCAGGTGTTCCTTTAATACAGGAACGATCCCATTCGTCCTGATCGTAGATGGCCGCACAAATCTTGCTATCGAACATCTTCCGTACCATGCGGTCGATCATATCGACATCTTCACCTAACGGCTCATAGGTATCGCCATTATAGTCGGTAAGCTGGATTTTCTGAATGTCGTAAATTGCTTCACCATGATCGAAACGGCACTCCAGAAGCAGATCACAGCGGACGTAATCAATGATCCGGCCACAGAACTCGATGGGAAGCTCAACCTCGTAATCCATGTCAAAGGGCATTTGTTTCCTCCTTTGCTGCGTTGACATGAGCCTACCATAGTGCTGTTCTTCCACCCTGCAAAGAACTTTTTGAGGTAGAAACCCATGATGGGCATTAAATTCAAACGTGCCAAAGGCTCTAAGTACAAGAACAAATTCGTGAGGATTGATGGGCATTTGTTCCATTCTCAGAAAGAGGCAAAATGGTGGCTTTACCTCAAAGAGCGCGAGGAACTCGGAGAAATCACTTGCCTTCGAAAGCAAGTTCGTTATGAGATTTATCGTACCAAGGATGGGAAGCCCCGGCACTACATAGCCGACTTCGTGTTTGAGGAACAAGGAGAGGAGCGGGTAGTGGATGTCAAGTCTAGCTTTACAGCCAAAGACCCAGTGTTCAAAATAAAGAAGGAGCTATTCGAGTGCAAGTATGTGAAAAACTTGGAGATTTGGACAACAAGCGCGCCAAACTCACGGGGAATGCAGCTTATTGGGCCAAGCGAATGCCCAGAACATTTGCCCAAAACGGAGACGTTTTTCGAGCCGAGCAAGCCGAAACGGCCAAGAAAGCCGAAGAAAACCTCCTAAAACTCGCGGCCAAGAAACTGCCTAAAGCACCACCTCATAAGTTCCCAGACAGGGAAAAGGAAAAGGAAAAACTCAAACTTCAGGTTAAGCAGTTGCACATTGACGTACAGCAGATACTGAACTCAGAACGAAAGAAAACCCTCAAGGAAATCGTTATGGTTACTGCTTATGTTCTTGATGTTCTGCCAAGTCAGGTCATGTCTCGGAACCGGAAGCATAGGATCGTACTTGCAAAAGCAATCGTCTCTTTAATTGCGAGTGCAAATGGGTATTCTGCCTCTGAGATTGCACGCCAGATGGGGTATTCTGACCACACCACAGTTCTGCACCACATCAAAAAGATCAGTAAGCAGGAAGCTACTAAGTTTTGGGTGAGGAAAGTAGCCCGGATGGTCAAACTCGATCTGGAGGGCCAGCTTTGATTATCAGGCGACATCTGACGGCCAGCTACACAGCTATTCCAAATGCCGTAGTTACGGACACAAAACTGTCAATTCAGTCCCGCTGGTTGCTTGTTTACCTTCTTACGAAGCCACATTCTTGGGTTGTGAGAATAGGTGATATTCGCCAAGTAGGCGACCTTGGAAAGGATAAGGCTTACGACCTTCTCAAGGAACTTTGTGAAGCTGGTTATATCCAAAAGAGGGAGACTCGGAGCCAAGATGGTCAGTTTGCGAGTGTTGAGTACCTTGTCTATGATGAACCGTTTCCGGATTTACCGGATACGGTAAACACGGAACTTAGTAAAGACTTAGAGCTAGTAATTACTGATACCTTAGATACTAGCGTATCTAAGGACGCGAGGGACAGGCTCTGGCAGGAAATCCCTCGCATCTCAAAGGTAACAGGTATTCCAGAGAAAAGATTACGGCCCATTATAGGCAAGTGGCTCAAAATACTTGGTGACAACGCAGAGGTTTTGAATAAGGTGCTTGCCGAAGCGGTTGAGCATCGTCCTGCTGATTTTGTAAGTTGGGTCACGGCCACCGTTCAGGGTTATGTAAACAAGGAGGACCAGTCTAAGAGCTGGTTGGATTTATGGAAGTGAAGAAAGAAAAGATTATTTACCCTCCTTGGACTCCTGAAGAGGATGCCAAGCTGCGTGAATTGTGGTTAGATCATAGCTCGTATCATGTTTCTCAGATACTCGGCAAAAGCCGTATGGCAATCGTCGGGCGGGCAAATCGGTTGGGAATGAAGAAGGGTATGACGAAACGGGATCGTTCCAATGCTCGGAAACTGGGACAATCAACACTCAAAACCCTCTTCGTTAAGGATCATACATACAACATCAGCAGGGTAAAGATGGCCCCTAAGAAACCTAATGAACTGATTGTTCAGGAGCCTTTTCTTGGTGTTCACATCTCTGACATCAAGAACAACCAATGCCGCTACATGCACGAATCGAGTTCCTTAATGTTCTGTGGTCATGCGGTTCAGAAGGGTTCTTCGTACTGCCCAAACCACCATCAGTATATGTTTACAGGCGACATTGCCCTGAAACCAAGACATCAGAGGTACTTTTACAAATGATGAAAGAACCTACCAACGAGAGTTTCTTCTACTCGCAGATTGGAGCTTTAGAAGCCGAGGTCGAGCGGGTGAAGAAGGAAAAATACAATCTTCAACAACAAAACGACATCATGGTTCGTATCTTGAAACAGATGGTAGAGAAAGAGGAGAAGTTGAATGGAAAAGGTTGAGTTCTTACTGCAAGCCCTACGAGACATTGAGGAGGTTGGCTCTCGCCATATCTACCAGTCCTTCGAGGGTGAAAACGGCTGGGAAAAGAAGCTGGTCAAGATCGACCGCAGCATTGAGGCTGAAATGGCCCACGATGCCTTAGCCTCATTCGAACAGTGGGGCGAATATGTATAGGATAGACGTTGCTCCCGTAATGGTTGATGGTCGGCAGAAAACAACCAGCAAGGGAATATTCTACTCTGCCATGCTTGGCGACGAAATTTTACTAGATGGCACCACAGAACCCTTCTATAACGCTGCGCGGGTACTGCATTCTAGGGGCATTACGGGGGAGTTTGGTATGTGGGTAGCGGGCAAGCTCCGAATGACCGGAAATATCGCTACCAGTAGCAAAGTGGCAGTATCTGAAAATGCCAAGCGGTTTGCCTTAGTTCCGTTCAGGGAGTTCAAGTGGGGGTCTGAAGATGAGTGATCTAAGTTTTGAAAGTTCAATAGTTCCATTATTTGAAAATGGACAATCTTCAAATTGGCTTGAAATTGCAAGGAATGTCGCCATTGAATTGGGACGTAAAAATTCTGTTGTAACTATAGATATGGTTCGGGAGGAATGCCCTCCTCCTGATAAAATTGATCCTCGTATAATGGGGGCTGTTTTTACCAAGAAAACATGGGACCGCGTTGGGTACACATCTGGAAGTCGTTCAGCTAGTCATAACCGTCCAATTTGTCAGTTTCGGTTGAAGAATAGTCAGGATAGGGTCAATGATTAAGCCTGAGCAGATACCGCAGAAAGCCGTTGACGCTGCTATCGCTAAATATGCGTTTGAAAGCGGTCGTGGTTGGAATATGTTTGAGGTTATTGCCGCAGCCATCAACGCATGGCCGGGGGCATGTATTTTTGGAGACGTAACTGGTTGGGATGTTCACGTTGAATTGCCATTGACTGAGGAAAAGAACGATGACTGACCCAGCGACACCTGACGCACTTAGGGCTATCGCTTCTATGATGCGGATGGACGAGTATACGCCAGACGTACTCGGAGTCGAGGCTCTGGTTCTTGACAATGCTGCTGACGAGATTGAGCGACTGCGTGAGCTTATAAGATACATTTGGGCGCACGGCGATGAGCATGGCAAGGTTCCCTACTCATGGGGGCAGCAGTATGCCGAGCGGTTTATTAAGCTGGCAAAGCAGGAGTGGGAGCGGAAAAATGACTGAAAAACAACCAAACCCCGGCTCACCAGAGGCCGTTGAGAAGGGCTGCAAATGTCCGGTAATGGATAATCATTACGGCAAGGGGTTTCCATTTGGTAAAGAAAATGAGCCTATGTTCTGGGTGAACTTCGACTGTCCGCTGCATGGAGCGAAATGAATGGCTACGAAAGAGGAAATACAAGCTGCTAAAACACTCAATGGAGGCTGGACAAGGCGGCAACTAGAAGAATGGGGTGTACCTTGGCCTCCTCCTGCTGGGTGGAAAAAGAAATTGGAAGAGGGACAGAAGTAATGGCTACGAAAGAAGAAATCTTCAAGCATGTTGTCAGCCCGCTGACAGCCAATTACGGCCCTGTGAAGGGGGAGCCAGAGGCTTTCCAAGACCTTCTGATCCGCACCCTTGCCAGCTATTCGACTATAGCTCTTGATAGAGCAGTTGAGAAGCTGGTGATGACCCGGAAGTATAAGACTTGGCCGACCATTGCCGACATTGTGGGTGCCTGTAAGGGAAACACCGGGGAAAAGGAAAAGGGCAAATACCCACTGCCTATGCGTGGGGTAAATGCCGAGAACTTCTGGCAGCAAAGCAAGCTGTTCGTAGAACGTGACATGGAAGCCCGTGGAACCTGTTTAGAGTACGTTAGGAAGGGTAAAGCCGAGTGGGAGGCTTGGGCGACTTACTTCGACCTCATAAACCTTCAAAACCACCTTCTAAAAGGCTTAGGTTGGTATGCTCCTACTATGTGGCCTTGGCAGTTCGACATGGAGACAGGACCAAAGGCACAGCCACCCATCGACTTCATCGAATACGAGCCTGAAGGCACTTTCGACTACGATGCTGAACACAAGCCCACAGAAGAAGAAAAGAAAAGAGTTGGGGATATGTGGAGAAATATGCGAGGTGAGATGTTGAAATCCTCGAAACAACATGCCATTATCTGAATAACGAACACCGCTGGGCTTTCCTCCTTTCTCCCAGCGAAACTGGGCCTCGCCTTGTGAATGCTTCAAGGCGGGGCCTTTTTCACGATATTCCCGCTTGGTACTTTCCTGTGGCTCTGGGGACTGACAGCCGTGGAATGATACCGAGCGGGAACTTTACTTAAATTAGTGGCGTTAGTGGCTACCCTACTAAACTCAATAATCTGATATAAGGGGGATAAAAGAATTGGGTGCCACGGCTCGGTAACGATGTCCGTCTTATAGGCAGGGTAAAGCAAGTATCCCCTGCCAAATCTGGGAGGATGACTTCTTGCTTGGTCTTCCCCACCCAATACAAAGTGTGCCAGCGATAACCGCCTAGGAGCCTTTCAGGGGCTAAGCGTGGGGTAACGGATCGCTGCCTTCTGGCTCTGTGTAACCGCCTGAAGAGGCCACAGGGTTCGCGTGAAGAGGGGCGCTGTGACGGGGCAGCAGGAAAGGGACCGTAAATCCCACCCGATTTATAACCTCAAGACCTTATACTGGGTTATATATAAATACATATCGTCGCGTATCAATTTTGATACCCCCCCCTACTTAGAAAACGAAATCCAAATTCATCGGGGTAGATTGGATTTTCCCTGAACAATTTTGGTTTTGAAAAAGGGGTATTTTCCAAGTGGGATTTACGCTCGCAACGTGTGCGTGATTGCACCCATGCTTAACACGCGCGCAATGCGTGCAAGCAACGCAAGCGCAAGCGCAATGCAAAGCGCAAGCCCTGTTATCTAGTCAATGGCCCTGTTTCATTGGCGCATAGCGTTTCCCTATTCCGGCAAAACAAAAAGAAAACCCGTCATTTCTGACGGGCTTCCATTTCGTTCTCCAGATGCTCAATGGCACGCCACAAAAATGGCGGTGGCCTATCTTTACCATGTAACCAGCGACTAATCGTTGGCGCAATCAATGACCCATTGCGGCCAATGTATACAGGCAATCCCAAACCCGCCGCAATTTCAGCATTGGATAGGCTCAGGCGTTTTTTGAACGCGCGCAAAATTTCGTCAATTTCCATTCACAAGCCCTGCAATCAAATTGTGGGAACCAAACGTCAAGTATTCTGGAACAGGCCTTCCGGCTTGCTCAAATGATGCAATTCGTTCTTGCAACCGATTGTACGATTCCGCGAATTGTTGTGAAACAATAGCACCATTCCACAGAACGTCACCTTGCTTTAGCGGGTTTGGGTTTCTCATACTTTCACCATTTTTCAGATATATTGTGAACAGAAAACGTCAAAAACGCGATTTTGACGAGTTTCTGGTACTTCTTGCAATGCTTCCATTGTTTCATGCAACACGCCAACGTCATCGCCGGACTGGAAAACAATTGATTCATTGCTTGCCTTGTTAACAATACAACCAAGCCCGCCACGCAATTCGTGCGCGCTATAGTTTTGAGTTTCATAAATCAATCGTGCCATTGTTTTATCCATTTACCAGCTCGCAATATTCCTCATGCAATTTTCGGCCAATGGCAATGATTGCCTTTGCCGTTTCAGCGTCAATTTCATTATGTTCGGCATATTTTTCATCGGTCAAATAGTTATTGAAACGATCTAAAAATGCCGCGCGCAAAGTATAGTTAAGCATTGTTTCCCCTTATCTCAAACGCTGAATTGCGTTTGGCGTTTCCCGCCCATTTTATGAAACAGGCGGGAAAAACAAAACACAATCAATAAACGGCAATCCCACGCGAATAATAGGAATCGGCGTTTT